ACGGCGCAAAGCCAAGCGGAATGTTTACTACCGAAAGCGTTATTCCTGATGGCAAATATAAAGAAATCGCCGCCCGCTTGAAAGAAGCATGGTCGGCAATGGTTTCTAGCCGCCCAAGCGACCCAAGCAAGGCGGGTCAGGGTATGTTGCTAGACCAAGGCATGAAATACACCCCGTTAGATATGCTGACCCTACAGGATACNGATGCGGCTAANTTAAAAGAACAAACCATGAAGCGNATTTGCGGTTTGTTTGGNGTTCCNNCGGCAATGATTGGNATCGGGGATTCCAAGTACAACAATACCCAAACAATGATGGATGAATTCTATAAATCCACAATGTACCCAACTTTAATTAACATTCAGCAGAAATTAAAACAACATTTGTTTGTTGGCTACCCTAATTTGTGCATTGAGTTTGATACGCGCAATTTCTTAAAAGGCGCACCATTAGACCAAATGAATTTTGCTACCGCGGGCGTTACAAACGGGATTATGACCCCCAACGAAGCGCGTGAATATTTGGGGATGCCCAATATTGATGGCGCAGATGAATTGATTGATAAGGGCGGGAAAGATAAACCGATTGTCGGAACATCCCCACAAGATACGGGCGGGGGCGGTGGAAATCAAACCCGCAAAATGAATATCGGCAAGTGAAAATAAATTGTCCACTATTTTTAAATTAGTGATAGCATCCTTGGCAACATATAAGCCAAATACAGAACCGCCCCCTAAAAGAGGGCGACCCCCTAAAACAATATATGACATCGACCGAACTAAAATCGATGAGGTAATCCATGACCGTAAAAAACCTGATGATGATTTGCGAAGCCAAATTAGTTTTGGAAAAGCAAGGCGCAATGACAGGAAAAATTGAAGCAACCGTAACTACTTGGGGTGCGCGTGAAGGCGCAGATGGTAGGCGGTTTAATTATCAGCCTGAAGGGTTTATGAAATGGGCAGAAGATTTTTCTGCATCAGGTCGCCCACTACCCATGTTTGTAAATCACGATGCGGATGCAATCCCCGTTGGTCAATGGGATGCGTTTGAGTTTGACGATACAGGAATGAAAGCCGAAGGGCGTTTGTTTGTCAATACTACGATGGGTTCTGACCTTTACAAAGTAATGCAAGAATCGCCCGCTATGTTTGGCGGCGTTTCCGTTGGTGCATACGCCGAAGAATATCAAATGGTCAATGCTGAAGGCGAACCCGACCAATCTGATGAAGCATATTTCCAAATCACCAAAGGCGGCTTACGCGAAGTATCCGTAGTGATGTATCCCAACAACCCAATGGCAGAAGTTAGCAGATTGGAATATTTCCGACCTGATGGTTCTGCGGATTTAAAAGTTTTAGAACAAGCCTTGCGTGAAGTTGGGCTATCTAAAAAGGATGCGGTAGCCGCCGCATCTACATTCAAAAAGGTGTTAGAACTGCGCGATGTAGTTACAACGCCTATTGAAATTGCGCCTATTCTGAGTGAATCAGATGCGGAGGCTACCGAAGCGGAAATTCTCGCGGCTTTAGAAACCCGTGAACTTCTTAAAATTCTTGATACCAAAATTAAAGGTTAAATCATGTCACAAGCAATCATTGAAAAACTGGATGCTATCGAAGCCAAGCAAAGCGAAAGCATTGCCGCCGTAGAAGCAAAAATTCCCGCCGCCGTTGAAGCAATCAAACTGGAAATGCAAGAAACCATTTCTGCTTTGGAAGCCAAGGTAGCATCTATACAAGCCCCCGCAATCGTCAAGCCCGCTACAACCGTGCGCGGCGATGTAAACCGTTCTGTTAAAGAACAATTGGTTTCTTTCTACAAAAGCAATGCCCGCGTAGAAAAAGAACTGCAAATTTTTGCAGACGAAAGCCAACGCGATGCGTATATGCGCGAGGCATCAGCATTGACAGGTTCAGGTAACAACCAAGGTGGTCGTACCGCTTATGACCCCGTGTTTGCGGCTTTGCGTTTGTCTAATCCAATGCGCGGTTTGTCACGCACCGTTGCAACTGATGGTTCGTCATATCAATTTCGCGTAAAAACGGGAAATGCGGGACCCGCTTGGGGCTATGCAATTCAAAACAACGGCGCGGCTACAACTGAAGATACAAGCATTTGGCAATTAGTTTTGCAAGACTTGAATGTTCAGTTTCCAATCCGTACCGCGGCATTGGATGACATTGATGGTTTGGAAGCCAATGTCGTTGACGACATGTTAATGGAATTCAGTCAGGCAGAGGCCCTGAGCATGGTCCAAAACAATGATCAGGCGGCACAATCAGCAACTAACCCCTACGGCGGTACAAACGGCTTGCGCGGCTTAGACCAATACGCGGGTGCTAACGCTACCTACACGGGTGGTACTTGCACTACTGCATCATTTGGAACAAGTGGTACGGGTTCTAATACTGGTTTGCATAGCCTTGCTACTTATGACCAACTTACCACTAACGCTAACACCGTTGGCGCAAACAACATTAACTATGTTGATGTAATCAATACTATTTATGCTTTGCCACAACAGTATTGGACACCTGACACTAAGTTTATGATTAGCCCAATTTTGTTGAACGCTATTCGCGCATTGCGTGATACAAACGGCGCACCAATCTTTAATCGTAACGAAGGTTTGTCGGTTGAAGGTATCGTAGGTAATTTGTTGGGCTTTGATGTTGTCGTAAACAAGTATTGCGATACACCATCACAAACAACTACAGGCGCGGCGGGTACAAATTCCTTGTATCCAATGTTCTTTGGTGATTTCACACGCGGTCACACAATCATTGACCGTTTGAACATGATTATGCGCCGCTACGATCAGACGGCCCCAGGATTTATAACTTTTTACGGGGAAAAAAGACTTGCAACATCCGTTCGGGACCCTAACGCGTTGGTGCGTTACCGTTCAACTGGAACTGCTACTTAATTGCGTTGCCATTAGCGGGGGGCGAAAATCCCCCGCTTTTTTTAAACAGGAATTTAAAATGTCTATCACCGAAAAAATCTTGAACGGAATCAAACAAGCCATCACCGAAGGCGGCAAAGTAAATATCGATTTGCGTGAAGCAAGCCTTATTACTGGTTCGGGTTCGGGTGTCGGTGGTAATGTTGTTTTTGATGATGCGTTTGCCGCATTGCGCCAAGCAAACCCTTTGCGCCAAGGCTCACGCCAAATCGCGGTTAAAGGCTCTGATGCCCAATTCGTTGCCAAAACTGGTAACGCCGCAAATTCTACAAACCCTTGGGGTTACACATTTACGCCTGATAGCGGTTCGCCTAATGTGAACACTTCTATTTGGCAATTACCCGTGCGCGTATTGGTTGCACAATTGCCAATTAGAACGGCGGTGCTAAGTGATGTTAATGGACTTGATGCAACGCTTGTTGAAGATTTGGCACTTGAATTTGCCCAATTGGAAGGTTCAAGCATGGTTATCAATTCAGACCAAGCGGGTAGCACAACTACATCAACTGGTTCTACTAATGGCTTGCGCGGTTTGGATAGTTACACTAGCGGGGCTTCTAGTGCTTTCGGTACTAGTGGTACGGCTATTACAAATGGCATACATACTATCGCTACGGTTAGTAATGGCGGCGTTGCGGTAACTTACAACAAAGTTGTAAACATGGCTAACGCGTTGCCCCCGCAATATTGGTCGCTAGAATCAACTGCATGGCACATTAGCCCTGCAATGATTCAAACATTGCGCCAGTTAAAAGATACCGCGGGCTTGCCTTTGTTTTTGGAACTAGGCGAAAAAGATGGTTGCGCGATTGGTCACATTTTTGGTTGGCCCGTTATCCCTAACCCATACCTTTCTACAGATTTCCCAATCTATTTGGCAAACTGGAATCGCTTTTTAACAATCGGCGACACCGAACAAATGAGCATCCAAATGTTTGAACAAACACAAGCGGGTTTTGTGACGATGTACGCAGAAAAAAGAATGGTAAGCACCGTGCGCGACCCGTTCGCGGGCGTTCGTATGTCTGCCGCCTAAAGGGGGCTTAGATGTCAGCAAATGAGCAAACACTAGGTGCGCCTTTTGGGGCATCTACCCGCAATCCGTTTAGTTATGTAAAAACAGAACAGATTGACCGTGATGTAGTTACGCCTTGGTTAACCTTGGATGAAATCACCAATCAAATTAACTTGTTTGAAGATGAATCCCAAGATGGTTATTTGCGGTCATTGGAAGTAGCGGTTCGCCAAGCCATTGAAGATTATTTAGGCTTATCTATTTTTTCAGTTACCTACCGCGTTTGGTATGGTGCTGAAAATCTAGCCGCATCGCCCGTATGTTTGGATTTGCCCGAAGTATCGCAAAACCAATATCCCGATATGTCGGGCGTTACTATTGAACGCGTA